GAAAATAATACCCACCAGAGATCTTGCCACGGTTATTCTTTAGCGGGTCAAATTCCAGATGTTCTACCAGAGTTTCACTATATGATCCATCACGGTTTTGTAGAACAACATTTGTTCCCAGACTATTCGTGATACTCTTCAGTTTCAACGCCTTGCTTCGCATTATTCACTCCTTGCTATTCTTCTAGTATAGCAGAGTCTGTGGTAGTGTCAAGAGAATTAGCCAGTTGTTCCACAATAAGATTAGCGTGCACCTTGACCAGCACAGCATAACTGGTAGCATGACTTTTATGGAATGCATACCCACCCTCACTGGCAGCCCAAATATCGTTTATAATAGACTGAAATCCAGACCGTTTACAGGTATCAATTAGATGGCGTTTTCCAGGACGAATCAGAGCCAGAATCATGGCTATTTCGTTTACGCTAGTGGGTTTAAGCGTAGCAACCAATTCTGAGTGATTTCCTAGATGAATAAGTTGACTGGTAAATTCTTGGTATTGAAAAAGTGTCCAATCAAGTGGTGTACTCATCAAATGTAAAAGATGCTGTTCGCTTTTTATCTGTTCATACACATGAACATTTAATAGGTCAACTTTATAAAGTCCGATTTGCTCAGCCTCTTCATAGGGAAGACTACAAAGATTTGTGATAGGGTCAACAGGAACTACGTGAAAATATACACCAGTATTGTGTCTTATCAAGTTGTTATCACGCAATATAGATGCTGGTGTGTGTTCTAATAACTCTAGAGCACGTGTTCTATCGGCAAAATCTATATCAACATCGCCAGCACTGTGAATATTAGTCATAATTCACTTTATTATCTAGTTCTACTTCTAATGACCTTATTTTACGATCCATATTGGAAAATTTCAAATTCATGCTTCGTAGACTATTTTCTAAACGAAGAATATAATTTTGTAGGCTCTGTACTGTTCTTTGTAGGTCTTGGACTATAGACGGGTCAATAACAGAAATTTTCTGTCCAGCGATATCTAATTCTTTAAGCATGCCACGATTTTGCATCTTTACCACCCCAACCTGGGATACTGAATGAAATTCTTGGTCTTCATCATCCATTTCATACATATTTTCACTCATTTTACATCCCGCTATTTCTTAAAGTTGTTCTAATAAAATCACACACATCTGGATTTTTGTTAAATTTAATTTTCCAAGTTCCGGGAGGTGCATATTCTTTGATCATACTTATCTGCTCAGGTGTGCAGCGTTCAAACAGGTCAACGGCACTGTCAACATTGTAAAGCAACCAGGGAGATATTCTACCGCTACGTATCCATGCCACCGCCTGATTTGGATTTACCTCTCGGAAAAAATCTATCCATGGTTTTGCGTTCTGAATACTCCAGTCATTCATCAGCATGATATTGCGTTCTAGTGCTGCTTCGCCTGATTCCTGTCTGGTCAATTCACGCACAAATTGTTCATACACAAAATCATGAGTCCACTTGTCTATGGGAAGGTTATTTTTAATCACATAGTCTATAAATTTTGCAGGCTCTATGGCATTAAGATCACGAATATGCAATCCAAATTTTATAAAAGCAGTGTAGTATCTGCTGTCTATAAAATTTCTGAAACTATTCTTGAAGTTTTTACTTTTATTATAGGTGTTTAGTTCATAAAAGCGGTTCCACGCCAGAAAGCCAAATCTGGCATGTGGTTCATCTCGTTGGAACCATCTGCGCTTCTTTTCACAAGAATGATTTACCCAACTGATTTCTTTGACAAATTTTCTTTTGCAGAATTCACATTCAAACTCTGTCATGAACTTTGTTTTTTCCATGCAGCCGTCATCTCTTTAACTTCCGCATCGCTGATACCACTAGTTTTTAGAAAATCTATCCAGGTATCCTGTGTGTGGTTGCTGATTATGATATCAATTTCATCACGGTTTAGATGTGGATATTGTTCTTGCAGCCAATCCTGAATTTTGTTTGACTTTTTACCCTTTGCAGCAATCCAGGGTCGGTATGTTTTGGGACCCAATCCAGCCAAGCATAGCAGTTTGTGCTGCAGTTCTGGGTGCTTTGCCAGGGTCCAAAATCCGATATTGGTTATATCATTGGTTGCCATAACAGCATATGCTGCATGTGGATGCTGGTCAGTTAGAGAACTCATGTATCGCATGAGTACAAGAGGAGTATAACTTTTCTGCTCTTCTGCTGTGAGTCGTGAATAATAATCCAAATCACGCTTGTCAATAGCGTTAAGCACCTCATTTAACGCAAGTTTATACTTCTTTTCTGTGGTCATGAGTAATTATATCCGAAAATTTGGGTTTTGTCATCCTGTAATTTCCCCGATAGATAAATATATTAAAGATAATATTATGCGGGACCCCACCCGCGTAGCCCTAGAACGGCAATACAAGGAGGAAACAAAAATGGGTCGCCCGATTAATAAAAAATACATAGGAAATTTCTGTAATCCAGGACAGCAACTTGCTGCTACCGCCTATTTTACTGGATTAGGTGCAGCATCGCAAGCCTGGATTTCTAGTCAGAATTCACTTAACACATACACCATGGTAAGTGCTTGTGGTTCTTACACTGATATTGTTCAATTAACTGATGGTGGCGTGGCACTACAGCCAGGACAGGCTAATATCACTGTGCAACCTTATGGTTCCACGGGAAGTGGCGCCACTGCAACAGCAAATTTAGGCATTGGTAGTGCCACAGTTGTAAATGCTGGTACAGGCACTACTGCAAATGGTTATGCCCCTGGGCAAATTTTGAGTATGAATGGTGGTACCTATACTGGAAATCAACGTGGTAATGTTCGGGTCAGCACCGTTCAATTAGGTGCAGCAACAGCATCAAGCACAGCAGGATATACTGTTGGCGACACATTTACCTGGAGTGCCGCTGGTTGGAATTCACCAAGTGTTTTAACAGTTGCCAGCACCACAGGAAATGGTGTAATTGGTGGGTTAACGATTACAAGTGCTGGGTGTTCAAGTAACACAAGTATAACAAACACAATAGCATATAGTAGTTCAGTAACTGCAAATGCTTGGGCTACAAGTGCAACTTTTAAACTGCGTTGGGATGTTACGGCGATTGCACCTTATAATAATGGTGATTACACTGCACCACCTGCCAACCCTGTGTCATTTACCCCACAGAGTGGTCACGGTACTGGAGCCACAGCAAACATGTCTTATGGCATAAGTTCCACACATGTGACTGCATCGGGGTCTTGTTATCAGGCTGCGAAAGTATGTGTAAGTGGGTGTGGTGGAGCAGTTGTGTATGCCAACATTAATGCCTGCGGTCAGGTTGCCAGCCTAAATGTTGCTGCCCCAGGAACTTTTGGTCCAACTCGTCCAACACTTGCTATAAATACAGTAGATACACCACAGTATGCAGAAGTTGTGAAAAATCTTACTGTTACAACTTTTGCCTACAACACATATGAGTGGGTGCCAACAGGATGCACTGCTCAACCAGGACAGGCTGTCATCCAAACAGCCTAAACCTCTGCCCTAAAGTCTAGGCAGACTCAGGAACCTCCCAGTAATTAGCCAGAGCGAAATTACTGGGAGTTTTTCTTTTAAAAAATTTTACGGATATCCAAATTATCAGGAATTTTATTTGTTTCTTTTACAAAGAAAGCACACAGAGAATTTTCCTGATCGCTAAGTGGTACAGCTAATAAGTGTCCATTTTTTAATTTAGGAAAATACCATTTTACATCTGGCCATGTGTTGATGATTTCTAACTTTAGGAACGAAGGCATATATCCCTTGATTGGATTAAAACAGAACACATCAAAATCTTTATCCATAAGATAAACAAGAGGCATAACCTCTAGGTCACCAAGATGCATGTCACCAATAATCACACTCCAATCAAGGGGCATCTGAATATTGTAGTTGCCGATTTTCAAATCAATACACGGGCTATTAAAGCTTTCTAGGAAAATCAGTGGTAAAAAATAATAATCAACATCCTGTTGATTGGAATAGTCAAGCACACAATATCGCAAATCACCAACTTTATCAGGGATTTGATTGATAGCATATGCTTGGTTTTCGTGGGTAAGAATTCGTATCGGATTTCTCCTGAACTAAGATGAGTCAGGAGATATTTAAGTCATTTTTTAGACAATGGAAATAATTTAATAATTTATTTTTTGTTGAGTAAATGGATATTGAACATCCGAATAGAATTTTTTTCTTTTTAATAAGTGTCTGTTGGAAAACTTACATTTACTAGCAATATCATAGATATTGACTGATTCTTTATCATCTGCTTTTCTTAGTCCACGTCCAATTGATTGGATACACCTTACAAAACTCTTTCCAGGTTCAAGTAGAACTAGGTTAAAAATTCTATTGATTGAAATACCCGTTGATGTTGTGCCATATGTAGCAATCATAATAGCATTGTCAGCAAGATTAATTTCTTTATAGTGTTCTTTGCGTTTTGTGCTTTTCATTTGACCACTGATAAAAGTAGCATCAGGAAGCAGGGTATTCAATAATTCACCTGTCTCAATTCGGTCAATCAATACAAGTGTGTTGCCAGTTTTTGCAATTTCTGCAATTTGCTGTGCAAGCCATGCCACTCGCTCTTTATTGGTTACAAGATATTTCAGTTCTTCTTGATAGTTGCCATAAACAACCGACTCCTGTGTCTGTAATATATTCACATGACACATTGCCAGGTGTCCTTGCTCCTGCAATTCCCTTGCTGATAATTGTCCAACAATTGGACCTATTGCACTATACAGACTTACCTGATTATATTCTTCTTCAGGAATAGTTCCGGTCAATCCCCAACGTATAGGAATGTTGCCAAAGGTATTGGTTAATAACCCATGCAGAATGTTCATATTTTTCACACTATGAACCTCATCACAGATGACCGCAATTAAACCATCTAAAAACACAGTTAATTGTTCTTCATCAAGTGCGTCTTTGTGTTTTTTATCCAGAACATTTAGACTTTGCCAAGTGCAAATGGTGTGTGTTCTATCATATTCTTTTCTGTCACCATAAAGAACACCAACATCTAGACCGATATTGCGATAGTCTTCTTCTGTTTGTTGCACAAGATTTTTGTTAGGAACTATAACAATAGTTCTACCATATTTTTCAGCAAGTTTGCTCAAACTTGCGGTAATAATAGTTTTACCAGCACTTGTGGGAGCAATACTGATTCCTTGTAGATTATTAAGACATTCATTAATTGCCTGAACCTGATAGTCACGCAGAATGATTGGTTCTCCAGCCATTCTGTGTCCTGTAGGCCAACTAATATCACTCAAAAAATTCTCATCAATCTGGTCAAATTCAAATGTATGAGTTGACCGGTTGTCAGTTAATTCAAACTCATAACCACTATCAACAAGAACAGGCAGAATTTTGTCCAGAAGATTTAGATAGGTTCTACCACCCAGAGAACAAAAACTCTGTGTGCCATCCCATCTCCCTAGTTTATAAGCAGGGCTGTATCTAGCGTGTGGTAGAAAATATTTTACAGCATTAACACAGGCACGACGGGTTTGTAAATCCAGGTTTTCCAATTTGATCGTGGTTTCATCTAGGATGATAATTTCTGCTATTTTACTCACAATTAACCACTCCTTTCAAAATAATTAATTTATTCTGGTGTTATTTTCGAGGGTTACTGATTCAAGACCAACTACCCGTAATTTCACTATGTGTCCAATTTGCCAAGCCTTGCTTTCCAGACCTTTCATCAAGGCCAGATACTTGTTGCGAACAAGACTGACTTCGTTTATCAACATAGCCATACCCACAACATCATCTTCTCCGTCAATATATTTTTCTATTGAACGGTCAGTGAGTTGTCGGTTATATCTTTCCAGATACCTTCTATAATGGTCACTGCGGATTTTGTCATATTTTATGTTCAAGTGCTTAAGTATAGCCTCTATCTCTTGAAGTTGTCCAAAACGATACGAAGTAATACCGGATAGTTCCTGTGAGTTCTTTTCAAGATTGCCCTGAATTTTACTCTCATTCCTGGATTGTTCCAGTTCATGATTATAATAATCAATGGCCGCTGGAATGTTTCCCAGGTCATCAACTATCCGGTTATACCACATACCTTATTTGCCTTTAGTTAAATTGTAAATTTCCCACAATTTCCAATCCATGGCCTTTAGGGTCATCAGCATCATTGATTGAAGTTCAATCTGTAATAAAGTTGCTTCATCAAGAGTTTTTACATTTTTGGTTCTGGAAATGAGTTGTAGCATTTCCAAATCTGTGTATGATAGCATAGCATCATTTTGTTGGGAATCCGTGTGTGCACCAAAATTCTGCGATGGTTCATTATTAACTAGCCCAAAACTCGGATTTTTTTCTGGATTTAGATTATTGCTACTAATATCATTTACTTTAGCAGCGAATCTCTCACTAAATTTAGTCTTCGTAGTCGGCGTCATCCTCCCCCTCCTCTTGGTCAGAACCTAGTTCATCTAGAGCATAATCTAGATGTTCATCCTCTTCTCTTAAGTCTTCTAGATCTTCAATGCTAACATCATCAGATTCTAAAAAGATTTTTAGAAACTTAACAGCAACATCATTGCGTTTCCCAGGCTGAATATAGTCTGAAAACAGTTCCCAAATTTCTAAAATAGTTCTATCATTGATTTCCATCGGTTTCTCCATTTAGTTCATCTGTTTCTTCAATTTCTGAATAGGTTGTTGCTACACGAGTTTCATCCCATTCGTCCATGATTTGATTTAGCAGACTTTCTGGGATAGATGAACGAAAGTATTTGTGCTCCTTGCCATCCTTGTCAATATACTTGAGTTTATTGCCATCTTTTACAAGAACACTTTTCTTTTCAAAAATATCAATCAGTCCGCTGTATGGATCCATACCGGTTTCCCAGGGAATCTTGATTTCAACATTTTCAAACGGTTTGTTGTAGCGTGTTTTCATCACCTTGCATGCAGCACGAATACCACGAACATCGGTGACCTTCTTGCCATCCTCGTCCTCTTTGAGTTTGCGTTTCTGCATAGCAACAACGATTGAACTGGCGTAGATAAATCCCTGACCACCCGAAATCTTATCATCAGGGTCAAACATATCCTGACTAGCATAACTGTGATTGGTAACTACCATACCCACATCATATTCACCAAACATATTCACACAGTTACGAACTAGTGCAGTAAGAGCCTTGGGCTTGCGTCCCATATCTCCCTTTAGGTCACCTGTTTCGAACTGATTTACATCAGTGGGTGTAAGCAGCATACCAAGACTGTCAAGAACGAATAGAATCTTTGGACGCTCATTCTCGTTGACATTATCATAGCGGCTCTTGTAATCCTTCATAAAGTCACTCATCAATTTGGCAACATCATCAATCATTGCCATATTAACCTTGAGCAACTTGTCATCACTGGTA